GACTTTTACCCCCTTGGAAACCATCCGAACGCTATGGCGCAGGTTGTCGCCTCGCGTGTAACCCCTAACAACCGGAGACTGAAACATGTCGAATCACTATCAATCGGAGTACACGGAAGAAGGCGCTACGCCCGTGAAGAGCGAGCTCTATCTCCGCGTCCCGCGCAAGGTTGCGATTAGCCCTAACATGGCTAGCGTTATCTCAAAGCTTCACGAGGAAGGCTATGAGCTGGCTGGTACCTATCCCGCCTTCGGGAAGGATCCCGAGCCGCACCGCACCATCGATGAAGCGCTTGATGTTGTCGGTTGCTTCATGTATGCTGTGGATCACATGACGCCCGATAAGGCGCAGGAGTTCATCTCCTTCGTTCAACGTGTCGCGCTTGAGCGCGACGAGCGTAACGCTCATCGGTACGATGACTTCGTCCCTCAAATGGACGGCTTCATCGACATGCTCCAGGCACGTCTCAACTCGAAAGAAGGACGGTGATAACATGTCGGACAAGGATGTAAACAAGGAGCTCACTCTTAAGGGTGAGAAGTACGACGCTACGAGCCTCACTAAGCCCGGTCGCTATCCCATGGTGGCGACCCGGCGCTTAGCAGTCCGTGACGGCATTGAGCACCTCGTTTTCGAAGTGCGGACTGAGCACCAGATTCACCTTCTGGCCATCTCTCTCGCTCCTATCTACGAGAGGAGTATCGCCGAGGACGGCGAACCTCTCAATAAACCAACGTTCTCTATCTATTGGTACGAGGATGGAGGAAAGCGGTTCGGAGGCGTGCGCGATGGAGAACTCAACCTCCACGGGTTGATCCACGCAATCCTGGATCATGAGGGAGAGCTCCTGCCCCATGATGACAAGAAGAAGGAGAAGAAGCATTAACATGCTTACTTCTCTTATCGAAGCGCTACGTCGAACGAGCTCCGCCGCCGGTCGACTAGGTGAAGCTACTCTATTTGGCGTCGGTCTCGCGATCGGCGCCGAGTTATTCAACCAGGTGAAGTCCCTTCTGGCCTCCTGGTTACAGTAGAAAATATAGCTAGAAACACCTACCACAAGGAAGGCCTCTTTATATGTCTAAGACACGAATCGATTTTATTGTTGCGCGCGAGCGCTCGGCTCGTATCAACATCATCAAGGCACTTAACGCCTTGGTCTACGTCAAGCTGGGCGAACAGCCGCTCGGGCACCTCGAGTGCGCTGAGACTACTCTGCGGATGGCGCTCGTCGACATCGCAGAAGCACAGTGCGCTAGCAACGCTATGTTGTGCGATCTGCTTCACGTTCTGGAGGTTCAGGCGCGGAGCACTATGCCTAAGGCAAGCACCAAGCAGTGTGCGGCCTTTGCTACCGTTGAAGACGAAGAACCCTTTCAGGACGTCTCCGTTTACGCTCCTCCTCGCCGTGTCTGCACGTGTGAGGAGTGCACTCCAGGAAACTATGATGCATAGACAACAAAAAGATCCCGAGGAGCGCGTTGCCGAGTGGACCATCATCTTGGTGGTTTTGCTGGGTGCGATCTCCTTTCTCGTCTGGCTCCTAACCAATTTTGAGGTGAATCATGAATGACGAAAAAGATGACGGGTCTCAGGATGACACGAAGCGTCCAGTGGGTTTCTTCGTGGATCCTAAAACCACAAAGGAAGTTGTAGTGTATTCCAAAGAAGGCGAAGAGGACGACGCTGCCAAGCGCCGCGTCGCCGGTGAGCACAACGTTCCGGATTCGGCCATCAGACCGATGGCCGAGCACGGAAAGGCGGCTCCCGCTCTGCACGCGGAGCCCGCGTCTCACGTACTCGCCTCACCCACTATCGAGAGCGCGAAGTCGAAGCCTTCTTTCGACCTTCGTGCCGGACTGAAAGGCTTCAACGATCGTGCCAAGGAAGCCCGTTCTCAGAAACCCGCTCCGGTTGATTTCTCGAGCAGGTTGATGAGCTGATGGGCATGGGCATCGCCTCGTTGAGAGCCTCCGCTTCTCGGAGCGGAGGCTATCTCACCGCGGCCTTCCCTGACCAGGAGCTAGCTCACGAGATCGTCAACAAGAGGAGAGGCGCTCAGTTATCCGTTCCAACGGTACATGACTGGCCGTCTCACTTCAGTATGCAGGACGACATCTTCTCACATTTTAACATGGAGGAGCTTGTCGGGTGTACCACCGTCGAAATGCGGTCACGGCCAGTGCCACACGTCTTTAAGACGTCAGACACGCAGCCATTGACCGACCTCTTCGCGAAGTGGTACCCTTCCATTCTGCAAAGGTTGATGCCTACGTTGAAGGCTCCTATTCAGACGTTTAACAAGACGTCTCGTCTGGGATGGCCCGTGTTCGGCCGACCTGATGTTAAGATCGAAGCCATTCGACCTTACTTCGAGCGGGCCGTAAGAGGGGACCTGGACTGGCTGCGCGAAGCGTTCATTATCATGAACGTTCGACTGCAAGCAGAGTCTAAGGACAAGGAGCGTGACTACATCTTCATCGATAGCGAGGGGAAGGTGTATGAGCAAAAGATCGGACGTTCCCAGCGTACAGTAAAAACCAAACACGGTGAGAGAGTCGCGTCTCGCACTCGCCTGGTTTTTAACTTGCCCGTGTTGAACCTGCTCAACCAGATTTTCGACACGGCTATGCACAACGCTGAGATCATTCACCCGTTCGCGTCGCACAACATGTACGCTCCTCATGCCACTCATGGTGGTATGGGCGAGCTACTCGCGTTCGACGTGAAGCACTTTGAACGCAGCACCGCTTCATGCGTCAGGCTGCGGTCAGCTATGATCGGAGGCTTATACGCCGAAGTCAACGCTATTTTCGACTCGCTACCTTTCCTATGTCCCGCAGACGACCACAAGAGCCGATGGCTCCTCTGGCCGGATCGGGAAGGGGGCTGGAGCGAGCAGTTTGCCAGCGGCCACTCCGCGGTGGCTCCCGTACAGAAGGAGATTTTTATCGCCTTGTACGGTCAGTTTGCCGTGGAGGTGCTCGGCGTGCCCGAGCACGCCGCTATCAACTGGGTGCTCGAAGGAGGTGACCGTCGAATGCGGATCCTCAACTACGGCGACGACAACGCCGTCTTTGGTGACCGTGCTGTGCTAGACCAGGTCGTCCCCTTCATGTCTCAGTTCGTGAAAGCGGAGCCCGAGGAGCCTAAGAAGTTTTTAGGCTTCCTCTGGTCCGAGTATGGCTGGCGGCTCGGCCAGCAATCCTACCTTAGCAAGACTTATCTGAACGAGCGAGCGCCAGGCTCCAATTTCAGGAAGTATCCTTGCTTCGGTTGGGTCGAGAAACGCAAAGTCTACCGCGCGTTCGGCATGCCCGAGGTTGCGAGAGACGTGTACCCGTATGAGAACTCTCTTCTTGAGAAGTTCGCGCACGGGTGGGAAGGTGTCGAACGCGAGGCGGTGATCGAGAGGTCACGCCTCGCCAACGAAGCTTCCATCTATCAGAACGCCAACTGGCTTCTGGGTAAGGACTATTTGCTCTCACCCGAAGAGAAGTTGGCTTCCGGTCAGTTTGAAGGGTTGCGGCCCTCGGAAACCGCAGTATACCTGAAAGCCCTAATCGGAAAGGAATGGAGCTCTAAGCTCAATCTGTAGTATGAAAACTCAGTCCTACGCTTCACTACCTTCCGTCACCAGCCCGTGTGCTCACGTGCTGGGAACGGATGGCGTGAACGACGCGTATATCCCCCTGTACCCCGGCCTCTATCTCATGAGCGGGCCAAAAGGAGTTGGCAAAACGTCAACCTCCCTGGCTCTGTCCATGTCCGTAGTGACCGCGACGGCTCTAGCCACTCGCAGCGCTGCGGACGCGGCTGCTTATCTGCAACAGCAGAGAAGCAATCCTAATTCGAGCGCTGCCGCGGAGGTGGCCAAGGACGTCACTAAAGCGGTGGTCCACGACTCCTGTTATCGCGGACTCTTAGAACCGCGTGCGCAAGCAACAGCCTTCGAGATGGGCGTG